AGCGACCAGCTCTGCGCATCGTCGAGTTGGGTCAGGTTGAAGTAGTAGCCGGACGAGATGCGCGTGAAGTTGTTGGTAGAGACCACTCGGGCGGTGTTAAAGACGATAACCCCACCGGCGTACTGGAAGGTGTAGTCAGTGACTGTTACCCATCCGGTGCTACCGTTGGGCGAGTTCTGCACCACGATGGGCTGCTGCCAGTCCCAGCTTTTATGGACAGAGGCGGTATAGGTGATGTGGTCGCCGGAGTCGGTGGCTGTTTCGTTCGTGGTGTTGATGGACGGGGTCGCGGCCATCCACACATCGGCGCCGACGCCGGCCAGCGGATTACCCATATGCTTTTACCGTCCTTCCGTCACGCAAAGGTGAGCACACCTGTTCCCTCGAACGAAAATGTCACCTGATTCACGTCTTTGGCGTCCGACTTGGGGTCAATGCCGGTGAGGATGCCAGAGCCGGTCCATTTGTGCGTACCGGCGGTGTCCGTATCCATCTCAAGAGCAAAGGTGTTGCCCAGTCCATTGATGAGGGCCACCTGCCCATTGGTATCGGTCGCATCGAGTGGCCCGTCTATCTTGACACTCCACTCCTTGGTAGTGGCCGTCTTGGTCGCATACCCACTTGCCGATTGGAAGGCGGTGGTCTCCTTCACGTTGGCCTTAGCCGTCACCGTCCAGGTATTCATCCAAGCGATAGTATTGACCCCAGTTTTGACATTGGCGGAAACGCCCGCGAGCGGAACTCCCACAGATTTTCTCCTTTACACTTCGTAGGCTTTTGTGCGAAAGCGCACTGCGCAGTGCCTCACATTATAGTCCGTTTCATGCAAGATGGTTGACCAGTCATAGTTGATGTAAGCTACCCCGTAATCAGCAAGTGCAAGCGGCGGATTGGTGGGCGTCGTCTGCAAGAGCCGACGGACTTCCGCTACAATCTGGTAGCACTCATCGTCAGAGCCCGCTTGCGAGAAGATGTCGAGGAGGAACAGTCCCTCGTTATTCATCTTGCCGCCAAACGTCGGCCCAACGCCGTCGACATGCTGCCCGTAGGTGACGTAGGGGAACGATTGCCCTTCTGGCGCGATATCAAACACACCAGTGATGATGCCCATGAGCGTCGCATCACCCGTGAGTCTCGCCTGTACCTCTACCTGTAACTCGTACATGAAGGCTGGCCGTGTCGCTGGCATGCGCTCCCTTTCTCTCTATCCAAAGATGCCTGCAAGGCGGCGCTTGAGGCTCTGCTCTCCGACCAACATAGGCCCCGTCATGAAGTCGCGTGCCGCGACCCAGGAGCCACTCCTGGTATGATGCCCCATGCAGACCCAACGGGAATAGGGCGCTCTATTGCGCAACTCGCCCCAGATGAGTTCTGCTCCGAGGCTTCCCGAAAACCAGACCTCTTGTTGACTCTTGAGGAAGCCAGTTCTGACAGGGATAAGCGGCAGTGAGGCGTCGCGGGCGTCGTTGGTCGCGTCGGTCACTGCTTGCAGCGCCTTCGCTTGAGCTTGCAGCTCAAGGCCCTTCAGTTTGCCAATCGTCTCTTCGAGTCCCACCAATTCAATCGAAATGCCTGCCATGATTCATCGCCCTTCCAAGCGCACGAGCATCTTCATCCATTGCTTTATGGACTTCCGCCTTCACCAACTCAGAAAGCCAGGAAGATTCTTGAAACGTCTCAGCAAGCACCTTATAGACCTCACTGCGCACAAAGTCCTTGGCTTTTTCGGTTGGTTCAATGTCCCAGGTGACATGCACCTGCAAATCTTGATGCAATGTTGCCATAGATTACTCTTTCCTCGGAGTAAACAGAGCGTCATACTCTTGCCCAAGAGGGGCGTTATGAAACTCAGACGCTGCTTCCGGATTAGCAATGACCATCATGAGCTCACCACCAGGCGTCGCACTGCCAAATGGCTCGCCTTGCACAGGGAAGAGCTTGACTCGTACACCTTCAACCGGCACCCACTTTGAGCCATCGGACTCTTTGGCCAGGCTATACATGTTGATGCGAGTCACTTCATCAAGCCGAAAACGTGCCTGTATCTGCATATGTTCTCCTTATGTGCTCACGGGTAGTGAGGTCCGCCGCGCCAGTACCCGACGCACCACTTCATACGATGTTGGATCAAAGAGGTCAATTACGTGATAGGTGATGGTGCCCACTTTGATGCGGTCGCTCCCAAGCACATCCTGCCCCTTGGGCAACAAGATAATCTTGGGAATGAACCCGACTTCCTGTCCTGAGAGCAGTTGCTCTTGTGGGCTGCCACCGTTCATCACGGCGCACGGTACGCCCCGTTGAACGGGCGGATAGGTGATGTCATAGCCGCCTGACGGCTTCTGTACGCGTGTCTCGCGCAAGATGTCACACGTCTCTTTCAGCACCTGTTTGGTCACCCAGTCAGCCAATCTGTTGATAGCAGAGTCACTCACAATCGGCATATCAACCCATCCCTCCGCTTGCCTGGCTGGGCTCAAGGAAGTCCAGCGTAAAGCGTCCACTCGTAAAGGCTTGCGTCGGTGAGTACCCCAGACCTGAGAGGCGTTTTTCGGCCATGTCATGAAGCACATGGACGTGCCCGAATACCTCTGACTGCGAGGCGGAGATGGCCCCACTCACACTCACATTGGAGCGCATGGCAAAGACACGCAAGAAGCGGCTGAGGACAAAGTAGTCCAGGAAGGCCAGGTAGACCGTGACAAGGCTATCCGGTACGTCTGTCGTGCCCAGTTGTGCCTCTGGATACTCCAACCCGCGCAGAGACTGGTCAATAGCCGTGTTGTAGGCCGAGAGCAGTGGCGTGGTATCGATGCCCGCCTCCAGCGCGATATCGGCGTATTCCGCTTGCACGTAGGCCAATGCTGCCGCTCGGTTCATGACTTCTTCCCGCCTTTCAGCTCATCTTGCCAGGCTTGCGGCAAAGCACTCACCCAGCCGAACTGCTTAGCCTTCCTGATGAGGCAGGCTTTGATTTGCGCTCGTTCGGAGTCATCGGCAGCTCGCCCCATCGAGTTGACGGCGTTGGGGATATCGCCGCGCTGCGTCACGTAGAAGGAGCGCCCACGCCCGCAAAAGGCAGAGTCTGGCAATTTATCCTGTTGAGCCTGAGTGAGCCTGCCCACGCGCTATGCCTCGTCCTTCTTGAGCGATCCATCCTTGTTGAGGGGCCTTCCTTCATGGTCAACCAACTGGCCGTTCACGATGAAGCGCCCACCGCCACCTTCCCAGGGCACCTCATCCAGAGGCTTGTCTGGTGTGGGTGGCGCAAGTGGCGTCGGCTGTGTTGCCTGCTCTGCTGGTGCCTGGTCGGATTTACTTGTTGCCACGCTTGCCTCCCTTCTTCTGTGCCGCCTTCACCACCGCCAGATTGCTCTTGTGCGATGAGGTTGTGGCACTCTTGGGCTGATATTTTGCAATCAAGGGTGATGCCATGTTTTTCATCTCCTCGGCTGGCAGTCTCTCACGGGCTGCCAGCCTACAAGAACTACAGAACAGATGCAGCCGGTGCAGTATATGAAGTTCCACCTGTGTACAAAACAGCTCCGGCCACGCGATTCCACACTCCAAAGCCAAATTCCCGACCGTAGGAACGTGATCTGAGCGGGAAAATCTCGTTATCAAACAAGAGTTGCAAATCGCCTGAACCAGCGTTCCTGGTTCGCATCACCAGGGCCTTTTGTGGGCTGCCAACGAGCACCGCGACCACGTAGTTGGGCGGTATCCATGGTTTGACCCATACCTCAGCAGCACCGAAAACACCAATGGCACGGTTGGTGATGTTCATCACATCCAAGTCGCCCATGGCGTTGGTCTGGTTAACCGAAGGCACCAGACGAGGGTCGTAGTACGGGCTAAAGACGTTCGTACCAGTGGTCGCTGCACGCACATTGGCCTCTTGCGCTGGGTTGATAAGCAATTGAATGCCACCCGTGAGGAAGTGCTCAATCACCGTAGTGGTGAGAGCGGTCAGATCGGTGCTAATCTGAAGTCCAGTCGCACCCGACCAGGCAGCGGTGGCACCAAAGTAGTGCGTGTGCGTCGCGGCATTGAAGGTCGTGCCATCAGGCGCAATGGGGATAGGCGCTGAGTCGGCGTTGACGAGCGCCTTCATCGGCAAGTTGACATGATCGACGCGCCTGTCTTCAAAGGTGCTGTTTGTCGGTGTGAACAGCGCAAGCTTCAACTGCTTGTGCATGTTCTTAATATCCGCATCCATCATCGCCTCGACCTGAGCCGCCAGCTCTGCGCCCGTCGCGTTCTGGAAAAACAGGCGTGTCCATTGCAGCGCCCCGCCAAAGAACTTGAGCGGGAAGCCCAGGGTCGCACCGGCGCTAATCTTTTGCGTGGAGGGTGTACCGAACTCGTCCAATTCTTCCATGGTCATCGTGTCCGGGCCACCGTAACGTCTCAAGCGGTCGGTCGTTTGGTCCACAAAGCCGGTCAGTGACTCTTGTAAGAGCTGGTTGTGTGCTTGCAGAGCTGCCTCAATGGAGGCAAAAGCTACATCCTCGCCAATCTCTGCGACGTTGCCAGAGGCAGCTCGCAGCGATGCTAAGGTATCAAGGGTGGTTAATGTTCCGTATGGCATGTTTTCTTCTTACCCTCCCTAATACCGACTCTGCAATGCAAAGATGCGCGTTGCATCGATAGCAAAGCCAACAGGAGCGGTCCCACCGGTTGAGGCAGCATCCGCTATCCCACCGAGGACAGTTCCAGAGAGATAGTAACGTGCGCCAGGGGTGAGACCGGAGCCATAGTTGAGGGCGACATGATAGACGAGGGTGATGGGTTCACCGGTGTTTGCTTTGGTGGGTGCATAGCCATCGACTTTGGCAGCGGCGGCGACGGCAGCTCCGCTGGAGCGCCAGACGAGGCCGTCACTTTTTATGAAACACGCATCTCCAGCCGCTATCGCTTCTCCTGCGATAAGCGTAGGTAGCTTACAGGCCCCTGGATCAGGCCCAACGGTAGCCAGGGAAGGCGTGCCAGCCTTCGATATTTCAGCCATGGATTTCTCTCAATCATCCCGGGCTCAACATCTCTCCAAAGGTGCTCAGCGCGAGATACTCAAAGATACTCATTCGATTGTGTGTTCTAAATGCCGTAGGTTCGCTGTTTCTTGAGTTCGCGCATGTTGGCGGATATCATGTCCTCGCGAGACGGTTGGCCTTGGGCTGGCGGGTTCGGTCGGTTGCCCGGTGCTTGCCCGCGTGCCTGTTGCGTGAAGCGTTCTAAAAGCGGCTGTGAGCGGTCGTACCAATCTTGGAGGACGCTAATGTCAGCATCGTCGCCTGGGTAGAAGGTTTTCACTTCCGCAGGCCACTCTTTGGTTGCCGTCTTGATTTGCTTGCGTATCTTTTCCGCAAGTTCGTCAAAACGCGCTGCCTTGGGCTCTAGCTCTTTCACACGCGCTTCGTGCTTTTCAGCCAACTGTTTGAACTCGCCTTGCTCTTTTAAGCGTTGCTCTTCAGCAGCCTGAAGCGTGGCCTCACGTTCACGCGCTTTCTTGCGATATTCCGCATTGTCGCGCTTATACTCAGCAAGGAGGCGCTCTAGCTCTTCAACAGAGCGCGGTTGACTGGTGGTGGAACTCGTATCCCCTTGGGATGTGGAGGTGGCCCCTTGGGCCTGGAGACTACTGTCATCTCCTTGAGATGCATCAGTAGCATTCGTTGATGGGTTCGTTGTCATAACTGTAACATACCTTTCATGAGAAAGTCAAGGATGATAACAAGAAGTTATTAATCAATAACCACACAAAGCGCGTCGGGTCGCCCCGCCATAATCAAATCGGCGTGGGTATCCCTGGCTTTGAGCTAAGGGAGTCAAACGCCGTCTCCTTTCCGGTTTTCTCAAGTGCAAAAAGAAGAGTTAAGTAGAGAAATGCGACGGTCAACGGCGTCCCATGAGGGAATGCCACTGGACACAGTTCCGCAATCTCACATGCAGAGATTGGCACGAAGCGAAACCGCTTGTATGCTAGACTCACCTGTATACTCCTTTCTCTGTGGGGCGTCTGCAAAGGCAGATAGGGTCTGGTGAGACCCGACTCACCCGTCCTAATGGGTCAACTCTTCGGAGTTAGTCCCAAGCCTCTAGCTTAAGCTATGAGGTGTGGTGACGATATACGCACAGAACCGATTATAACCATCTAAGAGTACGTGCATACCGGGATGAGTATCCGACGGGGTGACGCAAAGCAAACCGGCATACTCCCCCGGATAATCAAGCAACTTCTTGAGGTACATGAACAAGCGGTCTGGATATCTCTGCTCTTTGTCTTTGCATTGAATGCATTCAAGCGGCAACCGCTTAATACTCAAGCGAGCGTCAGGCTTGATCATCAATTCCCTTTCGATTCCGTTGGTAGTTCTTTTCCGCATCCGGGGCAATTGACCATGCCGTTTTCATAGCGAATAGAAGCACTCGCTTCAGATAAATCAAGTCTGACTTTTCCCA